AAAAGAGTGTAATTCTTGTTGATGGGTTGATACAATCACCATTATCATATACACCAACAACAACTACTCTACAGAGTAATGGTGGAAATGTTGGAATTGGAACGACTATTTTTAATGTTGTTGGATTATCTTCTATTGTACCAAATTCAATTTTAAAAATTAATGATGAATATTTAAAGGTTAACTTAGTTGGTATTGGTACAAGTAATGCTGGTCCAATAAGTGGAATAGGAACTTATAATCTAGTAACTACTGAACGTGGATATGTGGGAACATCAACTGCTTCACATAGTGATGGGGATACAGTTAGACTTTATTCTGGATCATTTAATATTGTAGGTAGTAAAGTTCATTTCACAGATCCTCCAAAAGGTGCTGCCACAACATTGAAAAATTCATCAAATCTTGATTTTCTAAAATCTACTTTTGATGGAAGAGTTTATTTAAGACAAGATTATACAAGTAATAAAATTTTTGATGATGTTTCTCACAATTTCAATGGTATATCGTCATCATTTACAATGACAGTTGGTGGAGCGAATACAACTGGTATCGCTACTGGAAGCACTCTTGTTCTTCTAAATGGAATATTCCAACAACCATCAACCTCAAATAATTCAGATCAAGATTATAGTTTTATTCAAACTGGTGCTGGACATACTGGAATTACAACTGCTATTTTTACTGGTATAACAACTGTTAAAGCTGATGGATCTACTGGAACCATAGTTCAAAATACTTCAGATCCAAACGCAAACAAACTTCCTAGAGGTGGAATACTTGTATCAGTAGCGTCTACGGGTGGAATGGGTGTTGCCCCACTTCAAGGTGCGATTATAAGACCTCTAATTGGAGCTGGTAAGTCAATTAGTGGATTCATTGGAATTCCAACGACTGGAGCGTCATTAGCAATTAGTACAGCCTCATATGATAATGTATCTGGAGAAATGCAGATTACAACAGAAACTGATCATAATTTTAGATATCCAAATGAATTTGTAAGATTGCGTGATTTAGAATTTACCTGTAGTGGATATTCTGGAGCTGGTACTACTACAATATTCCCAGATACTATCAATGATAAACCATTTTCCATAATTTCAATAGAATCTAGGAATCAATTTACTGCGAATGTAGGGGTAAGTACTATTCCACATACATTCTTAGGGTCTTTTGGACCTCTTGGAAGAACTGGTATTGCTTCAGCTTATTATGCTGATTTAAATGTAGGATCTGGATATTTTGCGTCTGGAATTGGTGTCACAGTTTCTGTAGAAGATTTAGAGTTTGAGCATAGATTTGTAAGTTCAGGTATTAATTCAATCACAGATAATACTGGAGGAACACATACAGCAACCAATGCTGAGTATGTTTCTTCAACAGGAGTTTTAACATTAACAATTCCTAATCATGGATTAACAGTAAGTAATACTCTTGGAATTACTACAGGAGGATTGGTATTTACTTGTTCTAGAGATAATTTTACAACTGTCCATCCATATCCAAGATCAACTGATCCAGCTGCTGGTATTGCGTTAACAATAACATCAGTATCAACAAATCAACTTACAGTAAATGTTGGTCCTGGTGGTGGATCAGGAACAGGAGCAAATGTAACAGCTGCTGTTGGTGCTGGTGGAACTTTAACTTTTGATATTACAAGTGGTGGAAGTGGTTATGTAAATCCAGTGATAACAGTATCTCCACCTTCATATGAAAATTTACCAGTAGTTGGAGTTTCTAGATTAGGAGTTGGTGCTACCACAGAACTTGGAAATGGAACTTTAGTTAGTGTTGAAGTTGGATCAGGAACCTCAGTTGGAATTGGAACAACTTTAGTTGCGGTAAAATCATTTAACCTTGTAAATCCAGGTTTTGGATATAAGGTTGGAGATGTTTTTAAACCAGTAGGATTAGTTACATCATCCCAACTTTCACAGTTAGTAAGTGATTTAGAATTTACTGTTACTAGTACATTTACAGATAAGTTCTCCTCATGGGATTTTGGAGAATTTGATTATATTGATTCAATATATTCATTACAAGATGGTAGAAGAACAAGATTCCCATTAATATATGAAGGAAATGTTGTAAGTTTTGAAACAGATGATGATGATCCATTATCATCATTAATAGAATTAGAACCACTACTTTTAATTTTTGTTAATGGGGTTCTTCAAAATCCTGGTGAATCTTACATATTTGAGGGTGGTACTTCTATTATATTTGCTGTAGCTCCAACAGTAAACGATAATATTGACATATTTTTCTATAGAGGAACAGTCGGTGTAGATAGCGAATTAGTTACTATTAGACAATCTTTAAAGAAGGGAGATAATGTAAAACTCTTAAAAGGTAAATTTACCAATTCTAAACCATCACAAGATTCAAGAACAATTACAAATTTAGCTCAATCTGATACAATTAAAACAAACTTATACTTTGGTCAAGGTATTGAACCAAATGTAGGTGGTAAATTTAGACCTCTAAAATGGGCAAAACAAAAAGTAAATAAAGTGATTGATGGAAATATTGTCTATAAAAATAGAAATCTTTATGAACCTCTTGTTTATCCAACAGCTAAAATTATTGGAGATGTTTCATCTACTGATAGTAATATATTTGTTGATAACGCTCAATTCTTCAATGAAGATGGGATAATTAGTGATAACAAATCGGATGCTTTAATTATTCCATCTGGTAGTGTAGTAGCAGCTGCGATTACTGCGATTGTTTCTGCTGCTGGAACTATAAGTTCATTGTCAATTGTAAATGGGGGTCAGGGATATGTTGGATCTTCAACTTCTTTGGTTATTGGTATTCCAACAACTGGAATTGGAGTTGGAGTTGGAACAACAGCAACAGCAACAGCAACAATAACCAATGGTGGTATTACTGCAACAACAATTGTAAATCCAGGTTTTGGTTATACTTCAGATATTCCACCACAGGTTATCGCACCTACACCATTCCTACAAACTGAATTAATTGAAAATATTACAACTGTTGAAGGATTCTCAGGTATTATTACAGGAATAAGTACGACAAGACCAACAGCTACTAAATTAGCATTAGAATTTTATCTAAGTAAAGATAGTGGAAATTATTCTGATTTATTAGTTGGATATCCTATTTACATTTATGATACGACTGTTGGATCAGGTGTAACATCTTTATGGAATAACAATAATAGTAATGTTGTTGGTATTGGAACAACTTTCTTAGATAACGTTTATCGTATCAAAGAAATTAGTTCTGTTGGAACTAGAGGTCTTGTTACTTGCTTTGTACATACAGGTCTTACTACATCAACAATTGGAAATTATAATGCTGCTGGTATAGCAACTGTAAGTCCTGTTGGGATTAATAGTCAAAGTCCAACACCGCTTGGTAAATTCAGTTGGGGTCGATTAACTGGAATCACAAGAAGCACAACACCAATATCTATCGGTGCCACTGGATCAACAATTGGGTTGTCCACAGCACTTGGAATAACCACCTTCTCAACCATTCAAAGAAGGGGTGATGGATTGAATGATAGTGGTGCTTTAGATATATAACAATTAATGGTATAAATATAGAAAAAAGCTGATAATATGGCTGCAATTGTAACAGATCAATTTAGAATTCTAAATGCTAACAACTTTATAGAGACTGTGGAGAATTCTGCGAATTCTTATTATATCTTTTTAGGTTTAACAGATCCAGGAAGTGGTAAGTATGGAAGAAAAACATCAGTTGATGATCCTGATGGTTGGAACAATGACACTCCTGTTCCAGAGGATAGTATTAATGATGTAAATCACATTTCAGATACTATGATTTTTGGTAAAAGAGTTACAGGTGATAATATTCGAAGATTAGTTAAAAGAGTAGATTGGGCTGCTGGCACTAGATATAACATGTATCGTCATGATTATAATTCACAAAATCCAGCACCAGTATCAGATGCTCAAAGATTATATGATGCTCGATATTTTGTAATGAACAAAGACTTTAATGTTTATGTTTGTATTGATAATGGTTCTTCAGGAATTAATACCAATGGAAATGCTTCTCAAGATGAACCAACATTCACTGGACTAGAACCATCTAGAGCTGGTGAAAGTGGGGATGGATATATTTGGAAATATCTTTTTACTGTCTCTCCAAGTGATATTATAAAATTTGATTCAACAGACTATATTTCAGTTCCAAGTAACTGGTCTACATCAGATAATGCTCAAATTAAAGCAGTTAGAGAGAATGGTGATTCTACGATTAATGGCAACCAAATTAAAAAAGTATATATTGATAATGAAGGAAATGGATACAAAGATGGTTTAGGACAAGAGGTAAGTATTCTAGGTGATGGATCAGGAGCTAGAGTTGTTTTAGATATAGTTAATAGTAAAATTACAGATGCTGTAGTTTCCTCTGGTGGTAAAGGATATAGTTTTGGAAAAGTTGATTTAGGAACAGTA